ACTGAACAAGAGAGAAAACAGATGGACGAACTACTAAAGACATTGCCGGAAATACTTAATTTTGACGACGTAAGAGAACGTCCCCATGCGTTTATATCAGAGGACGGAGACCTACTTATTAGCGGCGAATATGGCGACGGTGTTATGGACTATTACGGGGAATATCGTGGCGATGGTCCTTATATCCACCCTGAGCTTGTCGAATGGGCTGTGAAGAACGACGGATACTGGGAATGGGTACATCCAGGCGCAATAAGTTTTGTGCGTTGACACNANGGAGCGCATCGTTTACGGTGCGTTCTATTGTTTCAATGCCATTAGGAAAGGAAATCAAACAATGGCTAAATTGGTAAAGACAGCAGGCTTAAACGACGGCACACAAGGCAAGCGGTTCTCTTGGGGACTGTATCGAAAGCGGGCTGTCAAATCCCGTTGGGGAATAACTACAGGCCCGACCATGACCGGCATTCATGCTGGCCGTCGCTCGCTCTATGTAGAGCGCAAGGCGGCAGTGCGACACCTGTACCATTTCGCAGGTTGATACACCGGAGCGCCAGGGATATTCCTGGCGTTCTATTGTATCAATCGAGGACTATCAAATGAGTAAACGCGATGCGGCATTTTTGCCTAAATGTAACACCAAGGGCTGTAACACACATGCGCCCATTGTTGAGCATAATAAATTGTATTGTTGTAAATGTTGGATGAAAGGGAAAAAACAGAAATGAAGACAAACGCATCCATTAGGCGTTTCATAGCTCAACAACGAGCGACATTGCCAGAGGAATTACTTGGACTTTTCGACCGATACGAAATATATGTCTGGTGTGTTGGACCAGATGAATATATACCTAAGACATTTAAACAATGGTTGGAGGACTAGACAGTGACATTAGAGAACGATTGTAAAAGATACGTGGAAGCCCTAGACGGCCCAGCCAATGGTTGGGGNCANNNNCTTATCGACGGCAGGCAATCTCATTTCTTTTTGCAAAAGATGTGGGACACGCATGGCCAGGANGTGGTANANCAANANNTNGAAGACACNTACTGGAAACCAGAAAGGGAGGCTAGACAATGTCAGCTTTAAAACAGACCCATGCGGCNATAGTCGATAGTCGCACCATGTACAGCAAAAATGTCCACAGCCTGGACACCTATGCACACAAGGCCTTGAAACCATCGACTAACAAAAAACTAGGTCGCAAAGTTACCAAGGGCAAGCTTGCCGGTATGCCGATCTATACCCTAACCCTTGAGGAACGTAAGACATGTGATGATGCTTGTGAGCATTGGCTAGACTGCTACGGCAACAATATGCCATTCGCACACCGTATCGACACTGCGGGCCTTGAGGTTCGTTTAGAGACAGAACTAGACGCATTAGACAGCAAGCACAAGCGAGGCTATCTGGTCCGCTTGCATGTCCTAGGTGACTTCTACTCTGCCGACTATGTTAAATTTTGGCAAATCCAAGTTGCCAAACGCGACAAGTTGCACGTTTACGGCTATTCCAGACACCACCCAGGCAAGCCAGTAGGTGACGCCTTACGACACGCTCGTAAGGTTTTAGGCTTCAATCGCTTCGCCATTAGGTTTTCTACATTGCCAAGTGATAACTTATCCGCCAACACAATCCACAACACTACCAAGGATGCTATTACCTGTCCGGTCCAGCTAGACAAAACAGACAGTTGCGGCACTTGTTCGCTTTGCTGGACCACTAAGAAACCCATAACATTCCTGGATCACTAGTTGACACAACAGAGCGCATGGTATAACATGCGTTCGATTGTATCAATTGGAGGATTAGACAATGACACTAGAACTAGATTGCGAAAACTACATGCAAGCTTTGCGTATGAGCGCATGGCCTCACATGATTGACGGCATGGAATCATCCGATTTCTTGTCAATAATGTTTGACAAGTATGGCGTAGACGTGGTAAATGATTACCTCGAAGAACACTATTGGAGCAAACCCAGACAAATGACGCATGAGGAATTTAGCGTTTTGTCAGACATGGAGGACAGTTAGACAATGCATAGTATAACCGACAATCAGTTAGTGGTGTTTGAACACCTACGAGACATCCTGAGAACAACAATCGAGGGTATGTATCCCCTCAGCAACAAGCATGTAGCTAGAATATACACTGAAGAGATACTAGACTATGCATATGTGCCAATTTGCGAACTTGCAGACGACATCGAAGCAACAGAAAAGACCAATCCAGACATTTATTAATTCTTACACCTTGACAATTGACGGTGTCGTACTATATTATACTCTATAGAGTACACAATAGAGATATTAATAAAGTTACACTGTAGCACTATAGAGTACTCTATAGAGCGACACCGGAGGAGGATAAAATGCGATGCGCCATCTGTGACGCTAAGTTGCCAGACAACCAGCCTTTACATAATGACATATGTTCTGTTTGTCGAAATGCTATACGTCAAGCGTTTACCTATGAACTTGAAGAGGACCACAATACTCAATGCTTGCAGGACTTGTCGGAAAACTATTAATAACCGCCTACAATATGGAAACTAAGATGAAGCGCCGAAGCAAAGAAGCACATGCCCTACAATCACCATTGTATCGCCAACGTGTCAAAACGACAAAAAAACGTCCGTACTATGACGCTAAAGAGGTCATGGACAATGACTTCTCCCATGAAGGACTTACCCCTATTGGGTACTACATAGAGGATACCGTAGAAGATGAATAGAGACGAAATTCTACAAACCGCTTGCGACCTAATTAATGGTGACCGTGCCAAGGAATACGGAGACGCATATCTAAACCACGCTAGGATTGCAGCACTGTGGACCACCTATGTCCGGTCCAAACCTGATGACCTAACGCCTGTCGATGTTGCGATGATGCTTGTCTTGATGAAAGTTGCACGTAGCATCGAAACACCCAAGGACGATAGCTTTGTCGATATAGCAGGGTACGCAGCATTGGCAGGAGAAATGTCCAATGTCGGGAAATGATCTCTTTCCCCTAGACAGCTTGCACTTTTCTGAAGCAGTGCAAGTTGCTTCTTACATATTCGTCCTGACTGTGTTTTATGTTCTATTCAAGAGGTTCAAATGAGTAACGAAATCACAGGCGGCGCTCCGTCATTACCCTTTCAAATCTTTATGAAAGGCTTGGAAGATGTGTTTGGTCTTGACAAGTCGGTCACGCCTTTCTTGATGAGCATGGCTGAAATCAATAACAAGCCAGCTGAATATTTTATCTGCATGGCCCTGGAAGAGTTTAAGATTTATCTTGACCAGGAACCTCACTTTGATGTAGACTTGGAAGAGGAAGACGATGATGGTCTTCAAACGATGTTAAGCAAGAAGGTAAACCACTGATGAGCGACGTTGTAGCCGTTAAGACCCACCAACCTTGTGACAAATGTGAATCATCAGATGCCTTAGCCGTTTATAACGACGGGCATACATATTGCTTCAGTTGTAATACCTATGGCGAGACAAGGGAGGATTACGTGCAACCTTTGAGAAAACAACAACCCAAACCAGACACACCTTGGTCCTCCAGGAATATATCCAAGGCAGTGCAAGACCTCTACGAAGTGACCGCCAGTGACCTTAGAGTTGTCTTTCCCTATTTTGACAACGACGGTATGCGGATCGCTGCCAAGATTAGGTTACAAGGAAAGGAGTTTAAGACAGAGGGAGACTTCAAGAACTCAGTTCTTTTCGGATCGCAGACCTTGGGCAAGGATGTTGGTGTTAGTTCAGACACCTTGATCGTTACTGAAGGCGAGGCAGACGCACTAGCAGCGTTCCAGATGGTCAACGGTGTCTCTCCAGATGCCCAGACCTACAGCAAGGGCAGACATTCGTCCAAGATTGTCCATGTAATGTCCATACGATCAGGACAAGCCAGTGCAGAGCGTGACTTCAAGAGCAATCTTGAGTTGCTTGAGAAGTTCAATCGGGTGTTCATCTGCTTTGACTCAGAGCCAGAGGCTCGACAGAACGCTGAGAGATGCGCTAGGCTACTCAGACCCGGAAAGGCGTACATCGTAGAGCTAGAACACAAGGACGCTTGTGAGTACACTGCCAAGGGCTTACAGAGCGAGTTCCTTGCACGCATGAAGAATACCCAGTGCTACACCCCAGCTGGCATCAGGAACGCCGCTACGGACTTTAACGGGTTATGGTCTGAACAGAACCTACGCAGTATGCCTTTCCCTTTCCCACAGTTGCAAAGCAAGACCCTTGGCACCAGGGCCAGGGAGATCGTTACCTGGGCAGCTGGCACAGGGGTAGGCAAGAGTTCTCTGCTACGGGAGCTACAACACTATTATCTAAAGACTACAGACCAGAGCATTGGCATTATTGCCCTTGAAGAATCAGTGGATCGCACTAGGCGTGGTATCCTGGCGGTTGAGGCCAATGACCGCCTACATCTTAATGAAGTATTCGAGAAGTATTCGAGAGAACAAATCAGGGAATACTTTGACAATACTCTAGGAACTGGGCGAGTATTTATCTACGATCATTTTGGATCGTTGGAGATGGATGACTTGCTGGATCGTGTCCGGTACATGGTACAGGGCTTGGATTGTCAAGTGATATTTATTGACCATCTGAGCATCCTAGTGTCAGGTTTGGAGGTTGTTGATGAACGTAAGGCAATTGACCGCACCATGACCCTCCTAAGACAGGTCACTGANGAGACAGGATGCTGNATACACCTAGTNACACACCTGAGACGCTTGTCGTCTGACAGGTCGCATGAGGAAGGCATGGAGGTCAACCTAGGGCATCTCAGGGGCAGTCACGGGATAAGCCAAATCAGCGACAGCGTGATCTCCTTGGAAAGGAACACACAGAGCGACGATCCTGTGGAGTGCAACACTACCACCCTCAGAGTTCTGAAATGTCGATACACTGGTGACGTTGGTACAGCTGACCGCTTGCTATACGACAAGAGTTCTGGTAGAATGGATGTAGTAACAACAGAGGAGTTCTAAGATGATTAAATGGTCTTACGATGAGGAAATCACAGCTGAAGAGTTTATCAGGCGCATACAGCCAATTGTTTGTGATCCAGTTTCTACATTAATGGAATGCGATGGCGATATGTGGTTGAGTGACTACAGCAAACTTGTTTCTGCCTTTTGGCATTTGAAGAATGCTGTAGACAATATGGATAAGGAGGAAGATACACTGGAAATGTTATCCAAGATGGATAAACAAAATGGCTAAACCTAATACCTTAACCTACACTCCCCGCACCAAGGTGCGTAGACGTAACAAACCAAGACCCTTCAATCACTCCAAGAAAGTTTCCAAACGATCTGGTTTTAAAGGCATGAGAAAACGCATGAGAGGACAGGGATGATCAAGGTTGCTTTAAAGGACTCTATGGGTAGTGATCTTTCAGTGGTCAACGCTGCCAGGGTGAGCTTTGACAAAGAGCATGAGTATGTCAAAACTGGCGACACTAAACTTATAAAATATCTTGCCGATAATAATCACTGGTCTCCGTTTGCACACACCAGTGTCCAGTTTAGGATCAAAGCTCCTATCTTTGTCGCTAGGCAGTTGGCAAAGCATCAGGTAGGCTTGTCATGGAACGAAATTAGCAGGAGATATGTTGACCAGGAACCAGAGTTCTATTATCCAGAAGAATGGCGAGGAAAGCCTGTGGATAAAAAACAAGGTAGTTCTGAGGAGGTAATCGATATTAATCCTGCTACTAAATCTGGACCTGCAATGGTGGACGATTATCACCACGCTATTAAAAAGTGCATATGGACCTACAATAGTCTTTTATACAAAGGCGTTGCACCTGAGATGGCAAGGATGGTTTTGCCTCAGAGTATGTTTACCGAATGGTACTGGACAGGCTCTGTCTATGCCTTCTCCAGGGTTTGTAAGCAGCGTTTGAGCAAGGATGCCCAAAAAGAAACCAGTGAGGTTGCGTCTTTAATATCTAAGCAATGTGAAAGACTTTTCCCAATCTCTTGGAAAGCT